TCAGATGTAGTTACACCAAACACCACCACATCTGCAGAACTATCTGAACAAATACTATATCCTTTCCAAGCACCATTTACATTAATTCTAGAATCATTTAAAATAGTACCATTGTGCTTAAATTTAACTAGATCCACAAAGGAACCAGTTGAAGTTTCTACACTTATACCTAGAGTAACATTATTAAATACATCGACTGTATGACCAACTCCTTTTAATCTAGTGAACGTAGTTGCTGCTGGAGATATCCTCTTTGCCCATACTGGTTTGTCGTATTGTTCTAGATCAATTCTAAACAGAGTAACTTTCTCTGGTTCAGATGTAGCTACATTAATTTCTGTAGCATATAGGTACATGCCTTCATAATCATCAATCTTAATTTTTGGATTAGTAAATTTGTAGTTTGTTGGGTTTTGTATTCTTCTTCCCCAATCATGAATTAAATCAATATTATCATATGATAGTCTTCCATAGATAATATCTTCTCCACCTATAATTCCAGTCCAATAAACGTAACCGTCATGGGCATAGATATCAGTGAGTACTTCTTCTTCTGAATCTGTAGTTAATTTTCTTTTCTCTACAATATCACTCAGTTCTGACATTAATACAAACCACATATCATTGCCAGATTCACTATTTGTATCTGTATAACCACCAATAATTAGAGCATCTAATTCATCAGACCAATCAATTGCAGTAGCATAATCTCTTCTAGTATTTCCAGAAATACCTGCAAGTTCTTTTTGCCATTGGATGATACCATCAGGTTGATTATTACTATTAAAACCAGAAATATACTTAGCAACTAAGACATCAGGATTATATGTTAAGTTTACAGTATTTTGAATTGTATTTCCAACAACATAAATTGTGTGTGGGTTTGTATCTACAACAACTAATCTATTCCACACTGCAAATTTTACTCCAGCCGTTGGCGCAGATGGTGTTAGGGTTCTTTTCCATACTAATCTACCATCATTATTAAACTTTGCTAGTACTGCAATACTATCTCCATTATCCCTAATAAATCTACCACAAGAATAGATACTTCTATCTTCAGCAATCTTAGAGTCTTGCCACTCAATATAACCACCAGCACCATCAAATTCTGTAGCAAAATAATTTGCTTTTTTGAAAATTTGAGGATGAGTTACTCGAATTTGTGGAGGATTATCTACATCATATGAATTACCAGAATTTATAATGTTAACTTTTGAAATTCTTCCTTGTGATTCTAAACTGATATCCAATAATGCATCTTGACCATCACTTGTAATTAATTCATATTCTGCTGGAATATCATTATTATAACCAATACCTTCTTGGATTACTGCTACTTGCTCCAATCCAGAAACAGTTTTAACTTTAAATGATTTGAAGTTAGTGTCTAATGCAGCCTCGGTATCAACAATTACAATGTCACCAATTGCTAATCCATGGTCATCTTCTGTGGTAATTGTTGCGATAGTATTGACATCATCAAAAGTAGTTGTATAATTTAGAATTTTTGGTCCCTTCACAGACTCTACTTTTGCAGATGCACCAAATCCATCAGTTCCTTCATTATCAAATGTAACTTTATCGTTGACTTTATAACTGACACCTGGATTTTCAATGACAAATCCATCAATTTGTGCAGATTCAAATTTAGTAATAGTATCTACTTCAATATCAACTTTTGATTCAATATCAACAGATGGGAAATAATCAAATAGTTCTAATGACTGCTCTTCTGTCAATTCGAGAATTTCATCTTCTTCATCGGGTACAATTAATCCATCATTGTTAGAATCTTGAATTTCAAAGATAATAGTTTCACCATTCTCAGTAGTAATCGTATCTGTTCTTTGATTTGGTTGTCTATCTGTATCAATATCTACGTCTTCATATGGGTCTCTAAATCTTACAACATCTCTAGGAATATTAAATTGTACAGCAGTTTGTGATAAGTTCCACTTATCTACTGCTGAATAATATTGAGGTCCTAGAATATATGGGAATACAGGGTTTCCTTCTGCAGATGCATCAATAGTTACAAAGTATGCATATGTTCCGTTTGGAAACTCAGGAGTTTTACAGAATCTTCCATTATATTCATCCAAATCTCCTGATCCAAAACCATATTCATAATCTTGTATAAATGAACCAGCTGGATGGAATGATAAAGGTGGACCATCAATTCTTTTTGGAATAGGATTAGTATCTACGTTGTATATAATATTTGCTTTTAATTTATATGAAGTTACTAACCTACGTACTCCTTTAGATGAATCTGTGGGATCTGTGAAACCATATGGTCCGTAAATAGGATTTCCATCAAATGCCCATCCAAGAATTGGTGAATGTGAGAATGTTCCTTCTTTTTCTTTAATAACTTGCTGAGAATTTTTGAATACATTATCTCCAAGGACATATCTCAATGTTTGTGGATTTGATATGTGTGCATATTCACCACCATACTGAGTATTATAACCAGCAAATACATATCCACGAGCAGAATCCAATTTAGTTTTTAGTTGATATTCTAAATCATATACCCATTGGAATACATTTGTTTTAAAAACCGCACCTTGTCCAATAGATTCCAAACGAATACTAGTTCTACCTTGAGTATAACCTACACCTCTATTGATAATCACAACACCAATTACTTTTCCTTTATCTTCACCTATTGTTCCAATAATTGCTTTTGCCTTTGCACCAAATCCATCACCATTAATATAAACATTAGGAGCAGTAGTATATCCTTCACCAGAATTAATTACAGCAATTGAAACTACTCTACCATTAATAATGATTGGTTGTGCTTCTGCTTTTACACCAGAACTTAAAACAATAGCTGGAACGCTTGTGTAATCTTTACCAGTTTTCGTAACAGTTACTTTTTTAATAGGTCCTCTAACTTGTGCAGTTGCAGTAGCACCATTGCCGCCACCACCAGAAATGCTGATAAGTGGTTCTGATGTATATCCTTCTCCTGGAGTTTCTACTAAAATTTGAGTAACCACACCATTGGTTACAATTGCCTTTGCAGTTGCACCAGCTCCTCCTCCACCAACGATAGACACCAATGGTTCTGTTTTATATGCTTCTCCACCTGATGTTACATCAAATGCTGAGATAGCTCCATTAACTACTACTTCAGCAGAAGCTCCTGTTCCACCACCACCTACGAATGTCAGGGCAGGAGGTGAAGAAGCATCATATCCCTCTCCAGGAACAATAATATCAACATTAGTAATTCCACCATAAACTACAGATTCTTGTGATTTATATGACCATGCTGTTACACCATTAACCCAAGTTGCAATTGCACCTGGTTGGATATTGTATCTTACAGAAGTTGTATTTGCTACTAATGGGAATCTATAAAGTTTTCTCTGATTTCCTGGAATGAGTGCGGAGTTTACAAATGGTCCAATTTTATAGTTAGGAATTCCAGTTGCTGCTACATATACATATTCATTATTAAAGAAAGTATTTTGTATATTACTTGTAAAATTAGTAACTAAGTTATTAACTTGAATATCATCACTCTTTCCTTTATTTAAGTCAACTGAAATTAAAATATTTCCTTGAGGTGATAACTCAGCAGGTTGAGGTAATTCATACGAAAAAACAAAATTACTAATACGTGCCGAAACTAAGAATGAACCATTATAAACAATTGGATTTGCACCATAAACAGTTACTTGGTCACCAACTAGAAGACCATGAGGATTTGTACAGGTTACCGTTGCAGTTTTGTTGTTTAATCCCCCAGGAACAATCTGTTCAATTTTAACTAATTTCTTGACGTTAAATAACCAATTAGTTACTTTTTTATCTTCTGTAGATGCCCCCAACTTGGCAACATTTAATTTATCTCCAGGCAAATAATATGAACCAGAATTTGTTAATTCTGTAGTTGCTGCTTCTGCAATCCCCACCACTTTCAATTTAACTTGATTTGGAGTTCCAGCATTTGCATATAGGAAAATATCAGAAGTGATGGATGTTCCAGCATCCCAATTAGAAGCTACATTGTTCTTAGAACGAGTACATTCTAAGAACTGATTTAGTGTCTTTTCTTTATATTGAATATATTCCTGAACATCATTTTCTGTGCCTACAATAATGATGCCATTTCTCTCTGGCCATCCAAGAGTGGAGTCAACAGTTAATATGTTAGTATCTTCATCAACACCTTCTACTAACTTTGTTTTGTATGGGATAATAAAATCACCTACTTTAGTTTCTTCTGAAATTGCAATTTCGTAAATTTGATTTTCACCAACAAAAATTGAAATTACATTTTCAACAAGAGCAGATGCATATTTTACATGACTATCTACATCATCTTCATACTGCGTGATAATAGTATTGATTAAATTCCCAGGATCCCCATCAATTAATTTAACACGTAAAACGGTATCTACAGACCATGTAGCTGCTGATGGCTTGAATAATTCTTCTTTGGGATAACTTACTGAAATATTCTCACCAAATATTACCTTGAAGAGATATTCTAAAGCATTTTTAGTTCCCTTTGACAGATAGAAATCTTTTATTGATTTAATAATCTGAGCAGAATTTACTTTAGTATAATCAATATTAAAAGATGGCAAATATTGATCTACAAATCTTTTAAAAATTTGAAGTAAAAATAATGAATCTAAATTTTTAACTATGGCACCCTGTCCATGTTGTCTTGGACGAGATGCTAATTCATTTCTAAATACCTGCTCTCCATTATCATCATAATTAACTACATTACTTACACCCCTACTAACATCAACAAATGCTGAGGGGGTGTATTCGGATCCTTCCGTAAGAATTGTAAATCCAGTAACTTCACCAACTCCAACATTTGTGGATGCTTTTGCTTCTGGTGGTGGGGAAATGAATACGGTTGGTGGTTCTGATGAAGAATATCCACTACCAAATGCTGTAATATTAATATCTGTAATTGTACCATTAAAAATTGTTGCAGCTGCTTTGGCTCCTGTTCCACCGAAAGCAAATCCATTAATATCTTTTCTATTATCGACAATGTATACTGATGGTGGATCAATATATCCAGTTCCACCACTAAGAATTTCAATATTAGTAACACTACCATTATTTACAATTACATCTAAAATTTGTGCTCCGACAGGATCAATAATTCTAACTCTAGGCTCAAAAGTATATCCGTTTCCTCTAGAAATAACTTGGAAACCACTTACTTGATCGTCAGTTAATACTGCTCTTATAATTGCTTGATTACTACCTGGCGTTGTTGGTGGATCAACATAAATTATTGGTGGATTTTTGTATCCATTTCCACCCTTAAGAATCGATAGACTTCCTCCAAGAATTTTTCCCTGTCCATCAATTGCTGCTTTACTTGTAATTTTTGCACCACCAGGATTTGTAAATTTAACTTTTGGTGGAGTAAGATAACCAGAACCACTATTTAATAGTTTAACCTTGGATACAGATCCAGTCTGATCATCTATAACAACTTCTGCTACAGGTCTAGTTCCGTTCTCGGGTGGATCATCAAAACTAATTAAAGGTGGATTTAAAGATGTGTAACCTGTTCCACCATACAATAGATTAAAGGTTTTTACACCATCAATCAACGCAACCGCAGTTGCATCTTTTCCAACTTTTGCATCTATAGTAACTTTTGGAACAAAATTAGTAGAATATCCAGATCCACCATCAATGACGATAATAGATGTAACTTTACTATTTTCAACCTTAGATATGATTTGTGCTCCTTTACCACTATCTTTAGCAGTATACTCAATAGATCTTATGAAGAGTTTTGAACCTGGTGATGGAGTATCTGTTAGTAAAATTTCATTTTTTGATGTAAATACATAATCCTCATATGGAGTCAATAGCACTTTATCCAATGTAACTATTGATAGGATCTCTGATCTTGAAATATATGGTTGCTGATTTGTTAATAAACGATATTTCTTGGTATTTTCTAAGGTAGTAATTTCATCGAGTGGTTTAACAGCATTCTGTGCAAATCCAAGAAGATATTTGATGTAAGTTCCACCATCTCCATCAGCAGAGGTTTTTGGTCTAGGTGGAGTAGTAAATATAATATTTGTTCCTGAAATATTATAATCAATATCAGGTTTTAAAATTTTTCCATATAGTGAGACAATTAAATGCTCTTTATCAATAGGACTAACTGGTTGTCCAGCAACACGTAACGCATACGTGTTTCTCATAATTGGTGGTGTACCAGTTGGAACTAACTGTGGTAATAATGATTCTAATACTTGGTATCTTGAATCAAATTCAACAAGACTAATCCCAGGAGTTAAAACTACATTGGGGGACTTTGTTATACCCTCATAGTAAAATACTTCGTTATCAATTAAGAACGAACCATCTTTCTCTACAAAACCAGTAACATCTTCAACAAAGACAGTGGAGTCTTTATATCCAACATCATCTAACAGAATTGTAGAACCTGTTAGTGAAATAGGATTATAAGTGTTAACATTTAGATATTCACCCAAATTGTTAACAATGTCGTATGGACGACCTGTTTTCTCTTGTGATTTATAATATTCTTGAAGCAAGGTATAGAAAATTTCATTCTCTTCTTGAATAAAAAGAGGTTGTTGATCTTTAACCCTATCGGATACCTTAATATTCATGTCTTACCTAAATTATGTTGCTAGAAACAAGATGTAACTGATGGATCATCAATATCGGGGAATGATGTAAAGATTGCTCCAATATTTAGATCATTGATTGATCCAAGGACATTAGGATCTAATGTAAATGGATCGAAAGTTCCAGCTCCCTGAGTTACTGTTGCTACATCCTGAGGAATAATCACAGGAATTGATATATCTAGTAACGTTCCAGGTGGAGGTGTAATAATAGGAGAAGCAGGAAGTGCTGTAGTATTTATAGTGCCTAGAACACCTGTTCCTGTTGGTGATGCGGTGCCTATACCAGAAATACCAAGAACTTTTATAGGTCCAAAACAAACAATTCCTTTTTTATAATCAACAGTACCAATTTTATTTTTTAGAATAATAGTTTTTGAGTTAAGAGTTGTAATTAACTGTACAGTTCCTTTGCCATCATCTCTCATTCTGACAGGAACAAAAACTGTTTCACTGTTTCCAACAAAAATACCAGCATCTAATTGATCAGAATAATTTAGATTAATTAATTGTTCAGTAATGCCATCTACGAAAAATTCATTTGTGATCATAGCATTAAATAATGCTTTACATGATACACCATCATTTCCGTTACCAACAAAATCACTAGGATTTACAAGACTTTGACCAAAATTTAAACAAGTTGAGTTGTTCTCACCAAATTCTGGAGCAAATTTCTTGGTTACTGTTACTTGAGTTATATTTCCTTTTACCGATGGATCTGCAGCATCAATAAGACAATTCAGTTTAGAATAATCAATTCTGTTTCCAAATTTATTTAAGTTAGACTGACCATTAAATTCACCAATAATACCTTGCACTTTACCTACCAAGTCGGTATTACTTATTGATGTTAGATTAGGATCATAGTAAACATATGATTTAAGATTCATTGTCATTTCATCAGCACCAACAATGACAGGTTCAATAGAAGCCATGGCATATTCTTTTAAGTCTTTAACAATAGACTTTCTTGTTGCTTCATTTAATTGAGTTCCAGATTTTGTTTTAATTGCAATGTATACTTTACCATAAATTGGAGGTGTTAAAGTTTCTCCTCCATATGCTTTAACTGCGACTGCATTGGGGTATACCATTTGAGTAATGGTCTCGTAATCTTGCTCTGTAACTGCTCTATACTGTGCCGTATAGAGTCTAGGAGCACGGTATTTGATAGTTGTGATGTCTTCTGCCATTACACCATCCTGAGACCCCTGTATGGTGTTAATTCTGACCACTGCTGGGTCAATAGCCCTACCTAAATTATCAACAAATTCACCAATAGAATAAAACAACTTACAACCGTTGCCATCTGCACCTTTGGTACGAAGATATGAAAGAATAATATATTCTCCATCAATTAATTTTCTACCAATAGTTCCATCTCCAAAAGTTACTTTATATTTTGTATCTTCAATTTCTTCTATAAAGTAAACTCTGGAGGTAGAATCTAAAGTAGTAATATTTCTTACGGGAGTGTAAGTATCAATTTCTTGAGACTGCTCAGAAGGACGAATATAAACTTCCAGTAGTGTAGTATCAACGTCAGCATTCGGAATAATATATTCTTGATTTACAGTATTATCTACAGTATAATTAAAATTTAATCTATTTCCTTGATATATGACTAATTTATCAAATGTTGCAACTCCTGTAATTGGATTAACATTTGCAAAAATATCTTTTAAAGTGGCAAATGTGAAAGAATCATCATCTGTAGAACTAACAAAATTATCTCCTGCTTTCAGTTTAATGTAATTTGGATATATCCCTTCAGAAGTTAAACTAGATTGAATTTGAATTTTAATACATGCTTTTGCCGCTTTAAGTGATGCTGGAGTATAGTTGAGTAATTTTGCAACCTTTACAACATTTTCTCTAATTGTGGCACTTTCCAAAAAGTGCTCATTGACAATCATGTTAGCATTAAATGCTGTGTAATAAGTATTATATGCAAGAGTATCCAGCAAATAAGAAGAAGCTGATCCCTCAAAGTCATAATCTGTAAAATCTTTTCGTGTTCTTAGGTATGACTTAATCGATTCTCTTATTTGAAAGAAATCTAATGCTGTTAATCTACTTGGTACTCCTGCGGTCATGGATTTATCCCTTTGTTAGAAGAAAACTAAAGTTTTTCATTACTGGTTGACCAATTATTTGATATTCAACAGTAACAGAAAGTGCATTTAAATCATAACGATCATCTTCTACTTCAATATTAAGTATTTTAATTCTTATCTCATTGTTCTGGAGAGAAACTGCAATCTCGTCTCGTATAGCATCAATCATAAATGGGCTATAATTTTCAAATAACATACCCATTAAATTACTTCCAAAATATGGTTGGAATAATTTTTCTCCTCTAGCAGTTAAAACTATGTTTCTAACTGACTGTTTTATTGCCTCTTCATTTTTTAACGTAGAAAAATCACCAGTAACAGGGTTAGACTTAAATGATAAACTAAAGTCTTTGTACCCTCTACTGGTGAATTCTCTTGATCGGCTGCTAATTCTAGCCATATTTTATACGTGCCATCTCTCTACGAAATCATCAAATCCTCCTTTTCCACCACACCATTTCGATAATCTGTTTTTTGGAACTTGATATGTGTTTTTTGAAAGATATTTTTCACTGGCATAATCTGTAATCAAACACCTCGTTCCAAATTCTTGCATCATATAATTCATATCTCTATCGGGGTTTGGACTTTGTGCCATAAATCTCCTAAAATGTCTGTGAACAGAACTTTTTAGGAGGTTGCTATCTCCCAAATCTATTTAGCAAGCATATCAATGTCTTCACCTAAGACTTCACGTAACATTTCATCATTCCAATGACTATAATATCCCATATCACGCAATATAACACGATATTTCCTCAAAACTGCACGAGTATTTAAGAAAATAATATTGTGCTTGCCATTATTTGACTGAATTCCATTGATGTAAGTGTTATAAGTGGCACAATCTTCTAAAAATATGTACTCTGGAAACTTTTTATTGTAAAATTCTACCCAAAATTGGATACTAGCTAGGTCAAGATAGTCCTCAACCACATAAAAAACGACATCATACCCAGAAACGGGCATAATGTCCTCTGCTTGACACTCTACAATTAGGGTTTTTGCTTTAGCAGCAAACGGACAAACCGCAAAACCTCCTAATTCTGGACGAACTTCAGATATTCTTGCAATCCATTCTTGTATATCTGTCTCTATTTTATTTTCCTTGTCCACGATATGCTTTTTTCCGTCCATTTCTTGCAGTTGCAGCAAGATTTGTGTTCTTAGAACGTCCCTGAGATGTAAGATGTGGTTTCCCAGGAACATAATTTGTCTTTACTAGACCAATTTTTGATTTTGCCATAAAATCTCCCTCAAAGATTACTTAAGATGATAGCACTAGTGGTGCTCCGAATGCAACAACTGACGAACATGGATAGGATCTAAACGGTGTTCCAAATCCAAGAGGATCTAATACCCTAGCTACTCTTCTTTTTAGAGCAAATACAGTAAAAGTCATTGCAAAAACAAATCTTATATGTCCAACACCAAACATATCCTCAGCAGTTAAAATACTACAGGGAATTGGTGTTGGAATTGGACATATACTTGGACCGCATGGACACATGTAAATAATAAGATTCGTACATGCTGACGGATGTGTTATAAATGCATCAAAGTCCAACATAATTGGCAACTTGTGTACCATTACAAGAGCATTTGCAATTGTGATAGGACTAATTGGAATTAGTGGAAATGGTGGCCACCAACATGTAAAGTTCTTCTCTATGATAGATCTTGGTATTGGTGGTGAACCGCAGGGTTGCACAGAATGCACCACAGGCGGCAAACAAATACCATGCCCACTACATGGTAGTCCTGCGTGAAATGCTACTGGTGAGATCCAACCTTTCATATTAGTTTGTTGCGTTTAAACAAATGTCAAAATATGGATTGCCTAATCTATTTACTGCATCAGCATAAACTTTAGCTGATCCAGTTGAATAGTTTTTGACTGTAACCGTACCTTTAAAAGGACCTAAACGAACTAGATCATTATTTTGGTCAATTACAGTCGGATCAAAAGCAATCGAACTATCTATATCAGTAATACCCTCACATACTGGCATTGTGTAAATATAATTATCCCACTGCCCCTGCAGACCTACACCATTCCCATCACCATCATAACCTGAATACTTTTGAAACAACCCATTTGGACCAGAATAATGATCCCATGATGTATTTGGTTGATTAGGTCCATTATATTTTGGTGTGAGAACTACAAGTCCAAGTCCTCCCCACCGATAACTCCGACCATTGAGTCCTATCCCACTCGTTCCTGTTAAAGTAGTTGCTGGTTGTCCAACCCAAACAAAATATGCATCATCTACACTTAGGTGTGTGTAATCATATACATTTTCATCCAATCCAATTGGATAGAATGAAATATCTCCATCACCTGCCCTAAAGCATCTTCCCTCATAACTACCTCTTTCACAGTGCCACGTTTTAATGTTCCCTGGTGCTGCTCTAGGAGCAAGTTGCTTCGGTGCTTGTAAACCCTTCATTTTAGTCATGAAGGCAGTATTGAGTGCCGCAGAACCAGCAGTACCAGTGAAATCTCCATCAACTTCCATGTAAATATTAAATTTGGTGGATTCTTTCTTAGAGGCTGCATATTGGAATGGCATCCAACCAAATACTTTTTTAGAAGCTCCTGCACCAGTTTCATATGCACAGGGAATATCATAAAATCTGCGGGTACTATACAGTGTAGGTTGTGCCATAGTCAAACATGAAGATGAAGCAATACCTTCTTTAGTAATAGCACCATAGAGACCACTAGCAGTATCTGCTTGAATTTGTAAATTACTAAATGCTGCACCACCTTGAGAGGCATAGTTAGCATACCCTGCTCTAAAGTTACCATTAGTGTCTTGTGCAATTATATTTTTAAATAAAGCAGTATTATAATAATCCAGTGGATTGATAGTCTTGAATAATGGTTGAATGCAACTACCAGGTACACCAATACAAAACTTTAGAGTATTGACTGGATCAATGTCACCGACACCTTTGATGTAACCTGTTCTAACATCTTGTGCTACACCTTTATCAAAAGTTTTAAATGCTGATGAAATAGCATTAGTAAGTTTTGGGTTTTTTAATGATTGACCAATCAATGCATTTACATCAGGAGAACCTGTATTAGTGCCCCCTACAGCACTTGATAAAGAACTTCCAGATGATGTGGTATCACCACCATGTTTTACTTCTTGAGATAAAATTTTTGGATCGTAGACGATGACCTTTGGTGGATCTTGTTTTGTATACCCAGATCCACCATCAATAACAGCAACTTCCTGTATAACTCCTTCCTCACTCATTTGTGTAATTTTACAATTTGCTGGTTTGAGTACTATTGCAGTTTCATTAATCGTATGACTCTCTTTTAATGATTTTGTTACAATTGTACCTACAGTTGTGTAATCACCATTGTCTCCAATCTTGCCATAGTTAAGTTTATCTCTATCAATGGATACAGCCTCACTATTAGCATAGTGTGCTGCTGCTTTCTTTGTATCGGCACTAGTATTCTCTGGATTGGGTGGTAAAATCTCAACTGTTGCTTGATTACTATATCCGTATCCACCATTTTCTATATTTAAAGATTCTACTTTTCCGTTAGCATTAACATTTGCAGTAATCTCTGCTTCATCCATCGTTCTTCTTGGAATTGCAGCATCTGGATGTAGTTCTACTTTATAGTAGGAAACTTTTTTTCTAAATTCATAAACACCAAACACTGCACACTTATCGGGAATACCCCATCCAGCAAGTGCTGTAAAAGATGCTGGGTATTGTGTATTACTACTACTATACACCGAACCAAACACAAAGTTATTACCATCAACTCCATCTGTTACAGGAGCAAGACGAATGAATCCCGTAGTTAGTTCATCACCCATATAACGATGTTCAGTGATTCTCCAACCATTGACAGTATCTCCTTCAACCATGTTAAATGATCCTGCAGTATATCTAAACAGAAGAATTCTATCCTGTGTACCTGCAGTTAAAATATTTTGATCTTCTCCAGCATCATTTCTAACATCAGTATAGATACGACTCCTTTTGGTCTTCCATACATTTGGTCTTAACTGATAATAATAACGGTAGATATACGGATCAGTTAGCGGACATGGGTTGTTTTGTGTCGGAGTGCAGCAATTGCCTAGGGAGACTCTATCCGTTTGCATACGGACAGCAAACAAAGGTCCATTCCATGGATCTGATGTATCGTATATGTAATAGAAGAATTGTGAGTCATAAAGAAATTTGTATCCTAAGAATTTAGGAAGAGATGCTTTAACAGGACCAAATTCACCATACAGAAATGTAAAGTTTGCTCTTTGATCATTAATCTGAATATTCAGAAGTCGATTGGGAGCATACCTACCAGTACTCCAACTTGTAGGTTGATTGCCTAATGCCGTACCACCATTCACATCAGTTAACCATCCATATTGAAATGCGGAACCAGCATATTGTGCCTTACCAACTTCAATGATTCGTTCCTTATTTACACCACTTACTCTCTCAAAGACCCAGCATAAAATTCCAGTATACGCATACTGATCTCCACGATCAGGATCTTGCCTATCGTCTCCTGGATACGGTGGTCCTAATGGTCCAGCATTATACTCTTCAAGATTAACTTCTACATTAGGATGCAACGTATAGAATGAATCCGTAGCAGAACTGCTGTAATAAGAGAAGAGTGGTTTAGCTACTTCTGCAATCTTTGTATTACGATATAACTGTGCCGCAGCATAAGACGGAAATCCGTATCCAATAATACCTTGAGATGTATAACCACTCACAGAGGCACTCGTTGATAACTTAGTGTCTTTTAAAGAATTACTGTAATGACGATAAATTGGTATGGATCCAGCAACTGAACTAGTCATTAATGTGAATACATACTCATTCTCTGATCTAGGTTCACGATTATATGAACGAGGTTTTTCGTTCTCGTCTTTTGTGTACAAATGATCCCTACGACGCCCATCGTACATACGGTAAATTTTATTTCGTTGCCCAGTAGATGGTAACGTGATCTGCTCTGGGTCACCAATATAAAATACTTCGTCCTTACCTACAACATAGGATCCTTTTCCACGACCATAAAATTCTATACCCTGAGTTTGCCAATCAATAGGGTCTGGATATCCTCTTGCTGTTTCTTCAATATAAATGGGCACTTCACTTTTGTTATCGTCCTTCGATGTTATTTAGACGGGTATACAGGTCATCAAATAATTGTTTGATGTTTAAGTGATCATCATATCCATCTGGTTTATACTTAATCATATTGACACCAGGCTCAGGGAATTTTTTCACAAATTCTTCTATCGCAGCAATTCGATCCGCAAGATTATTCAGTGCCTGAGCAATTACCCCATGACAATATTCATTCTCTTCCCACTTATCATCAAACTCTGGTACATCAGATGACATAGTAAAGACCTCCCCTGTGTTTTCAATATCTTGTATAAACTCATAATCCATAAAGTTTTTTTATTCCTCAGAAACAGGAGTGAGGATAAAACAATCCCCATCTATTTCGTAATTTAAAATATCACCCTCTTCCCATCCGAGTTCCTCGATTATTTCGTCGGGAATCGGACAGAAGAGAGTGCCCTCTGAATCTTCTTCTAGTGTTACAATAAATTTCTTAGACATCTCGGATATATTCATCGTTTTGATTTATATATCAGAAATGTACTTTTCATTCCTCCACACTGTTTGAAGTTTAATCTCAGTGAGCAATGTGTCAATGTTCCCATTGTTCTCTGCAATTGGTTGAAGGGTATTGACAAGAAGATTCACTTCATCAGCAGTAAGGGTTACATTCACAAGTTTCTTCTGACGCAATTTCATGTGGGGGGACTCCAATTCATTAGTAGTTATACAAAAACCCTCTGATCTATTTTTTATACTGGGGAAATTTTTCTATGGGGGGACCCTAAAAAAATAATCAATAATATACAGGGGGTGGGTGCTAGGGACCGTTATAGTTTAACAGTGTCTTTGATTTTTATAGTCGAGGGGGGCATGTAGCACCCCCTCAGTATAACTCAGAAGTCGATCTCTGTCAAGGTGGGAACACCCAGGACCTGCTCAATCATGGGAGACTCGATATAGTCGAAGGTGCTCACATTGTCAGAGGTGAGTGCATCGAGAATCGAGAGGATTTCGGTGCCTGTGCTACCCTGACGGAGCATCGAGATCATAACAGATTTGGACATAGGATTGTGCTGTTGAGTGTTAGTGAATGTGGGGTGAGTTTAGTGTCATCACCCAGGACAGATTATCATGCCAGACGCATACCATCAAAGAAAGGAATAGGACCCCCTTCCTGTTGCACAAACCACTGAAAGTTCTTCTGAAAGACTTTCTCACCAGGGCAACCATGCACAGAGAGAAGTGCATTCAACCGAGACTTTGTGGTGACAGAATGCCATCCACCAGAGAACAATTGAATGAAGTCATTACCAATAGATGCGATGTGATTGCCATGCAGATAGACAAACGAAACATCACCAATCGAGACGACTTGAGTGTTGCCAGACTTGAAATCTTTCTGACCGATGATAGCATCGTTCATCTTGGTTTCGATCTTACGCATGAGAAAGTTGAGAGGATTTGAGAAGTTTGTGGGAGGTGGTTTCCCTTCCCTCCGATGCACTCAATATAGGACGGATGGGAGGGTCTGTCAAGCAATTTGGGATAAGTATTGCTAATCTGTGTTATAAGGTCTTCTGATGTCTCTGGGGGTTGACTCTGAGTGTTTTTCGTGATATAATGCGACCTTTACTTACATCAACCAGAGACATTTGCAAGAGACATAGAGAACACTACCTATATTCTTTTAGGTATTTCTTTTTCCACAACTTTTTCCACAATTTTTGTTAATTTTGTGGAAAACTTTCCGCATCATCGATTTTGCGATTGTTCGTAGAGTTTAGCATCAAGTTTGTCTAGGTATTCATCATGGGAGAGTTGTTCTTCTACACAGAAACAATCACGGTATTCTGGATAGAGTTCTTGGTAAAGTTTGTCTGTGTTGTAGTCTTTCATTTGTTCTTTGCTGTGGGTTTGTTGTTGAACAGAATCAGTCGGACTTGAGTATTATTTGTCTTGATCATGTGTTTGATTCGTTGTTCTCTGCTCATTTAGATTCATCCT